CATTGCTAAAAAAACACGGATTAGGATTCACACAATTAATCAATGAAGGAGATGTTTTAACAATTCTATTCCACGTGGAATCAGGAGAACAAATCCAAAGTTCTACAAACATTCCTCAGAACGTACAACTCAAAGGAATGAATGAATTCCAAGTTCTTGGATCTGCAATAACTTACATACGTCGATATGCTTTATCAAGTATTCTAGGTATTGTTACAGACAAAGATACTGATGCAAGTGGAGAACAAATAAAAAGCGAACCAAAAAAACAAACATTAGACGCTAAAAGATTTCAAGATGCAGTTAAAGCTTTAAATAATGCTCAAATAACACGTGAGTCTTTAGAAAGCAAGTTTCAGTTAACAGATGGTCAAATTGATATATTGAACGCTTTATGAAAATTAGATGCTCTGCTATAGGAAAAATTATGTCAACTCCGAGAAACAAATCGGAGTTGCTTTCACAGACTGCAAAGACTTACATTCACGAATTAGTTTTGCAAGATAAATATGGAATTAAAAAAGAATTTAGCTCACGTTACACAGACAAAGGTAACGAAGTTGAAAACGAATCAATAAACCTAGTTAATGAAGTGCTTGATGTTGGATTTATTTACAAGAATGAGGAGTTTTACGAAAATGATTGGATTACAGGAACACCTGACGTAAACACGGAGGAAGTTCTTTTAGATGTAAAATCTTCTTGGGATGGTACAACATTTCCATTCTTTGAAACCGAGATACCAACAAAGGATTACTTCTATCAGCTGCAAGGTTATATGTGGCTAACAGGTAAACAACAATCAATGCTTTGTTACTGTCTTGTTGACACACCTGAATTGATGGTTGAAGATGAAGTAAGAAGAGCTCACTGGAAACTTAATCTAATGGAGGAAAGTTTGGATCTAAGAGATGAGATTCAGAAAAAGCATATCTTTTCACACATTCCAAAGAACAGACGTGTGAAGGTCTTTTACGTACAGAAAGACGAAGCAGTTATAGAACGAATCAAGGAACAGGTAGAGCTTTGCAGAGAGTATTACAACACCTTAATCAATTTCCTATGAAAGCAAGACAATTAATAAAAGAAATGATAATTGAGTTAATTGAAAAAAATTCAGAGCAAAATTTAGAAATTAACAAACTTCATGAAGAAATAGCTGAATTGAAAGAAGATAAATTTAATTTGATTCGTGAAATAAAATTTATGAAAAACACAATAACACTTGAACCATGAACCAACAAATAGAAGATAAAATAGTGTTACGTGTTTTGGCACGTTTTAACGAACGTTCGCAAGTCGGAATAAACAAGTACAACACAACGCTTGAAAGAACTGATTTAAGCACGTTAGAATGGCTTACACACGCACAAGAAGAAGCTATGGACTTTGTTCTTTACTTGGAACGACTGAAAGACGAATACAAAAGCAAAGATGTTTCACGAACAATGCCTAAATAAACACGGATGAAAATAACAATCGAACAATACGAACACACGATAACCTACTCAGTAAAGCACAACGATGTTTCAATGGAGGAGATGTTAGAAATACTTGAAAGAATGCTACAAGCTACTGGCTATGTATTCAGCGGTAACCTTGAGATAGTATCTGAATGGAGTGATAACGAAGAAACCTTTAAACAACAAGAACAATGAAAGAGAAACAAACACTTGAAGAATTTATTAATTCACAACCTTATTATGGACATGGCACTCCCGAATACTTAGAAGGTATAGAAGTTGGTGCTAAATGGCAGCAAGAACAAGCCAAAGAAATGGAGAAGGAGCAGAGAGATACTCTTTTGAAATACATTGAAGAAGTAAGGGATTTGTGCGGGAAAGTGCGTTTTCCGACAGAAGGAGAACTGCGTGAATACTGGCATAAAGCAGATGGTATTTTAAACCAATTTAAACAACAAGAACAATGAAAGAGAAAACAAAAGCAATCATATTTCTACTATTTGTAATATCCGTTTTTTGCTACGGATTCCTGCACTTCGTAGGTTATGTATGGCGAGGAGCTTTCTAAATAGTAACTTACCAAATAGTAACATGAAAATAGATTGGGATGATTTTAATGTGAAAGCTGATTATGTCATTGAAACAGTAGTCAAACCACAAGTAGAAAAATACGAATTAAGTAAACAATTAAATAAACATAAAATGGAAAACAAGTTAAACACGGGAGCAATCTTCAAAAACACGAACAAGATTAAAGACACACATCCTGACTATCGCGGAAAGGTAAACGTAAACGGTAAAGAAATGGAAATCGCACTTTGGGTAAAGCAAGGTAAAGCAGGTTCATTCTTCTCTGCAGCATTCTCAGAGCCTTACGTTGCTCCGGATAAAATGGAACAAGTACCTGTATCTGATTCAATGGATGATGACTTACCTTTTTAATTATGTACATTGATGAGGGAGGATTGCGAAAGCAATTAGAAATGTTGCTTCGTACCAAAACACGAAACCAAATTGTGCAGGAGATAAAGTCAAACACTGGAAGATTCCATCAGTACCAAATTGACAAGTTCTTACAAGGTAAAGATGTAACACTTTGCACAGTAGTCAAGCTAGACAACTACGTAAGCAGAGAGATCTACTTAAACAATTTAGAGCCACTTTAATTAGTGGCTTTTTTATTGTTAATAACTTTTTTATACAAGGATTAATATTTAAGCATAAATTTGATTAGAATTTAATCAATGGATTTACTAACTAAAGTTTCAGAAAACCACAAAGAGTGGATCAAGATAGTTACTACTTTTGGTAGTGATTTTCCTGAAGATATAGTGCAAGAAATGTATATACGTTTGCATAAATATGGTCAAAAAGAAAAAGTATTAAACGAATCAGGAGAAGTAAATCTATTTTATATCTGGAGTATGTTGCGTAATGCGTGGGGTGATGCCAACAAACTGAATAAAATTGAGTTTATATCATTGGAAGATGTGTTTAACGTAAAAGATCATGATGATCACTTACAAAAACATGAAGCATTACAAAAAATAAATGAATTAATAGAATCAGAAATGTCTAACTGGCATTTTTATGATAAAAAACTATTTGAAATTTACAGAGATACTGATCTTTCAATAAGAGAAATAGCAGATAAAGTAGATATAAACTACACATCTATTTTCCACACATTGAAAAGATGTAAGCAAAGACTAAAAAAAGCAGTAGGAGAAGATTATCAAGATTATTTACATGAAGATTTTGAACTAATAAAATAGATTATGACAAAAACACGAACACCAAGAAAGAAAGCAGAAGGACTAGGAGATACAGTAGAACAAGTTTTAGAAGCAACAGGCATAGCAAAAGTAGCAAAGTTCCTAATGGGAGAAGACTGCGGATGCGATGCACGTAAAGAGAAACTCAACGCATTGTTTCCTTACAACAAACCTGAATGCCTAACAGAAGACGAATACAATTACTTAAACGAATCTCAGGTACTATTCAAACCTAGCATCAAACCAACAGAACAAGAAGCTATCTTAAACATCTACAACAGAGTTTTCCATGTAAGAAGAGAACCAACATCTTGTGCAAGTTGCTTAAGAGAAATTATTGTTAAGATGCAGCAGGTATTTAACGAATATAAAATTGAAGATGCCAATTCCTAAACCACATTCAGGAGAATCAGAAGCCGACTTCTTAAAGAGATGTATGAGTGACGATAAAATGATAACTGAATACGATCAAGAACAACGTGCTGCAGTTTGTCGTTCCACATACTCAGAGAAGTTAGCAGGAGAGAAGATTTCATTTGATTACGATGATACGTTCTCAACTGCAAAAGGATTTGACAGAGCAGTTAATTTAGTCGAATCAGGTGCGGATGTTTACATCATTTCAGCACGAGGAGAAAAAGACGGAATGTTACCAAGAGCAAACAAAGCAGGAATACTAGATAGCAGAGTTTATGCAACGGGAAGCAACAAAGCGAAAGTTGAAAAGGTTAAGGAGTTAAACATATCAATTCACTATGATAATAACCAAGACGTAGTGAACGAACTTCCAAACGTAGGAAGACTTTTTAAATAAACACGAAATGAAATACTATCTAATAGATCACGGAAAAGAAATGATTGCAGAAGCAAACGTTTTAACAGACCATCTAACAAGGCAAGGGCATCACTATGTGGTTTACCTTACAAACGCAGATGGATTAATGTGCATCGAAGAGATAGACGAAAATGAATTTTTAGACCACTTTAAGAAACGACCAAAACACGAAACCAATGAAAAATAAAGTAGGAAGACCAAGAAACCTAGAATCACCTGAACAACTAAGTGAACTATTCGACAAATATAAAGCAGACGTAAAAGCCAATCCAAGAATCAAAAGCGTATTCGGAGGAAAGGAGTTCGAAGAAAGAGCAGAACCATTAGAGAGACCTTTAACACTCGAAGGTTTTGAATTGTTTTGCTACGACAAAGTAGGATGCGTTGAAGATTATTTCAGGAATAAAGACAAAAGATACGATGAATTTTCCACTGTCTGTACACGTATAAGAAAAGCAATACGTCAAGACCAAATTGAAGGAGGTATGGTAGGACAGTACAATCCATCGATTACACAACGATTAAACGGATTAACTGAGAAAGTTGAAAGCACGATTATAACTGAGCAACCATTGTTTCCTGAAGAATAAATATGTTTAAAAGAACGACTGCAATAAACAAGATTCTTTCGTTAAAAAAACGGATTAAGATTATTCAAGGAGGAACATCTGCAGGAAAGACCTTCGGGATTCTACCTGTATTGATAGACAAGTGTGCGAAAGAAGCAGGACTCGAAGTTTCTGTGGTAGCTGAATCAATACCTCACCTTAGACGTGGAGCTTTAAAAGACTTCATTAAGGTAATGAGGTGGACAGGACGTTACAATGACGATAGGTTCAATAAGACGCTTCTAAGATACGAATTCGGAAACGGAAGTGTTATGGAGTTCTTCTCAGCAGATGACGCATCTAAACTCAGAGGAGCGAGACGTGACATCCTATACATCAACGAGTGCAACAACGTATCATTCGAATCATACAACGAGCTTTCCATACGTACTAAACGAGAAGTATTCCTAGACTTTAATCCTGCGAATGAGTTTTGGGTGCACAAGGAACTAAAAGACGAACCTGATTCTGACTTCATTATCTTAACATACAAGGACAACGAAGCATTAGATGAATCAATAGTTAGCCAAATCGAAAAGAATCGCGAGAAAGCAGCTACGTCATCTTATTGGGCGAATTGGTGGAGAGTTTACGGACTAGGAGAAATCGGAAGCCTTGAAGGAGTAATCTTTAACAATTGGAAAACGATTGACTCGATACCAAACGAAGCAAAGTTGATAGGAATAGGGCTAGACTTTGGTTACACAAACGACCCGACATCAGCTATAGAGATTTATAATTACAACGGACAAAGAATCATCAACGAGATTTGCTATCAAACAGGAATGGTAAACTCTGACATTGCAAAAGTGCTACCAAATCATGTAACTATTTACGCTGATAGTTCAGAACCGAAATCAATAGAAGAGATTAGACGTTTCGGAAAGATGATTAAGGGTGTAACAAAAGGAGTTGACTCAATCAAGTTCGGTATTGACGTAATGCAACGACAGGAATACTTAGTTACGAGTTCCAGTACAAACCTAATCAAAGAACTTAGAAGCTATTGTTGGAGCGTAAAGAAAGACGGAGAGAAAACAAACGTACCTATTGACCATTTTAATCACGCTATAGATGCATTAAGATATCACGAGATGGAAACATTAGGACTAAAAAAGAACTATGGACAATACAACATCAGATGATTTACCGATGATGAAAAGAGTAGTTGAGGACTACATCTATCAGCGTACAGGAAAACGGATCTCAATAGTATTCGATGATGTTATGATGATAAGAAGACACTTTCAAATGCTCACTGCAGCCTACGACATTATCCTAGTGCAACAAAACACGAACAAATAAGTTTATATATTATGAAGTTAGAAATCAACGTACCTTCAAGCCTAAGTGAAATTCCACTTAAACACTACCAAGAATTTCTTAAAATTCAGGCAGATTCCAACGATGAAGAATTTGTCGCTCAGAAGATGATTGAAATCTTTTGTGGTATAAGTCTAAAGGACGTAGTTAAAATGAAGCTAACGAGCTTAAATGAGCTGATAGTACACTTCACACAGTTATTCTCAGAGAAGCCTAAGTTCCAAAACAGGTTTAAAATTACATCAGAAGAAGGTGAGATTGAATTTGGATTTATTCCGGAATTAGAAGCAATTACATTCGGTGAGTATGTAGATTTGGAATCGCATCTTACAAATTGGGATAGTTACCACAAGGCGATGTCAGTGATGTACAGACCAATCGTGAAAACACGAAAAGATAAGTACGATATTCTTCCTTACGAACCGAATGTTGACTTTCAAGAATTAATGAAGTTTGCTCCACTTGATGTAGTGATTGCATCCTCCGTTTTTTTTTGGACTTTAGGAAACGAGTTACTAACGGCTACCCTGAATTATTTGGAGAAGGAGATGAAGAAGGATCAGAACCTATCAACGACTTTTCAGAAACAACTCAATTTGCAAAACGATGGGGATGGTATCAGTCAATATATGCACTCGCTAAAGGAGACGTTACAAGATTCGATGAAGTTACCGAACTCAGACTTACTAAATGTCTTACCTATCTCGTCTTCGAAAAGCAAAAAAACGAAATTGAAAAAAGACAATTTGAACGCAATTTAAAACAATGACAGGATTCTACGACATACTAGACAAATTAAAATGGCACTTTGACAACGATGAGTTAGTAAACTCAGTTACTCAAGGCGACATCTTTCAAGTTGACCTAAACAAACAGACGATATTTCCATTGACTCACATCATGGTCAATAGTTCGTCTTTACAAAGCAACACACAGACGTTTAACGTATCTATTCTAGCAATGGATATAGTAGACATTTCCAAGTCAGAAGTAACAGACGTATTCCAAGAGAATAACAACGAATTAGACGTTCTAAACACGCAACATCACGTGTTGAATAGATGTTACCAACAAATGCTTCATGGTAACTTGTGGGACTTAGATTTCGTAGTTGCAGGAGAACCTACATTAGAGCCATTCACAGAAAGATTCGAGAACTTACTAGCAGGTTGGACGATGACATTTGATGTTACTGTTCCTAATGACATGACAATTTGCGACACAGGAAGCTATACACCTTTCTGCTCACCTTCATACGTTGTAAACACGAATAATAGTTATCACGAATCAGTTGCAAGTGGAGAAACACTTACGTTACCTGACACGACATTGAATCTACAAATAGACGGAACACAAGTAGCGACATCAACATTTGCAACTTTAAGCAATCAACTTATAAATTTAGTATGGCAATAGACATAAACATTCCATCACAGGTAAAGAACTACGCAAACCTAGCAGCATTTCCTGCAACAGGTACGCTAAAAACAATCTTCATAGCTAACGACACTAACAAGACTTATCGTTGGACAGGTAGCGTCTATGTGGAGATTTCAGGTACTGACACTTCGTCTTTAGTCCCAACATCACGCACCCTAACAATAAACGGAACTACACAAGACCTATCCGCAGATAGAACATTCACGATAAGCACGGGAATCACCATCGGTACGACTGCAATCACATCGGGTACTGTTGGACGTGTATTGTTTGAAGGTACGGGAAATGTAGTGAGTGAGAGTGCGAACTTGTTTTGGGATAATACGAATGGACGTTTAGGGATTGGGACGAGTACGCCTACATTTAGATTAGAAGTTCAAGGTGGTGATGTTAGATTTGCTAATGGATTAACAATTGGAACAGCAGGAAGTACGGGGTGGCAATTTTCATCTAATACGGTAACCTTAATACAAAACGGATTTATTGGTGTAGATTTTGCTAACGGTAGAGAATTTTCCTTTACAAATACATCTTTTTCAACTACTTACTTAAAACTTGCACCAACTACGGGCAACGTCCTAATCAACACCACCACAGACGCAGGGTTTAAGTTTGACGTTAATGGTACTGCGAGGGTGGTAGGCTCAATGTTAGTTCAAGGTATGACTATAGGTCTTGGTGGTGGCGCAATTGCAAATAGTGTGGCGATTGGAAAGGAAGCGTTACAAAATAATACAACCTATCAAAATTGTGCGGTAGGTTATAGAGCATTATACAATAACACGGGTGGAGATAATACCGCAATAGGAGCATTTTACGCGATGTTTGCTAATACAACGGGTGGAAGAAATACGGGTATCGGTACTTATGCTTTAAATGGAAATACAACGGGACAATGGAATTCAGCTTTAGGATATAATACCTCATCGGGTAATTTTGATGGAAGTGTGATTCTTGGATATGGAGCAGCAGCAACTGCATCTAATCAATTTGCTGTAGGTAGTTCAGCTGTAAATGCGGGAAGCGTAACAACTGAAGTAAACGCATCAACGCAAGTTTGGAATGTAATTATAAACGGAGTAGCAAGAAAAATTTTATTAGCATAACATGGAAACAACACAAACAAACGGAGTAGCGATTCAACCAATCGTCTATCCACTTAACGAAGGTACTGCAACACGAATGAGCGTACTTGTATTGAACTTCGAAACGACTGCAACGACTTGTACAACGTATTGGCAATTACTAACCGAAGAAGGTGTTCAACTTTCACAAGGCAATTACACCTTGACTGAAGAACAATTCTTAACTTGGGGTACTGATAATTCAGTCGTAAACGAGTATGTCGCTGAAGCTATCGGAGTAGTAATCATCTAAAACACGGACTATGTTAACACTATCAGAAGAACAAGTAAAGCAATTAGAAGCAATCTTAAGTGAATTACCGATGAAGTTTGGAGTTCCAATCTTGAACATCTTAAACGAAGCTAGTAAACCAAAGGATGAAGCAGAGTGAATTACAACTAGAACTTAACAAGTTCCGTGATTACGTAGTGAGTCAGGCTAAGTCTAACTTAACACGTCAAGGAAAGAACTCGTCTAAGAGCTTATATAATTCAATCAAAGGAAACGTAAAGGCGAATCCTAATTCATTCGAAATGGAGTTTTCGATGGATGAGTACGGAATCTATCAAGACAAAGGAGTTTCAGGTATTAAAAAGAAGTACAACACGGACTACAAATACACGAATAAAATGCCTCCGGCAAAAGCATTCGATAAGTGGATAGTTCGTAAAGGATTAGCACCAAGAGAAAAAGGCAAGTTTAAAAGACGTAAATCTTTGTCGTTTGCAATTGCTCGTTCAGTTTACATAAACGGAATCAAACCGAGTTTGTTCTTTACAAAACCATTTGAAAAAGCATTCAAGCGTTTGCCTAATGACTTAGTTGAAGCATTCGGATTAGACGCAATCAAATTATTTAATAACACAGTATTTCCAACACAAAAATAGATGGCAATTTTCGCACGTTCACCTTACATTCTAACAATCAACGAAACAGGACAGACTGCTTCTATGATTCAAATCTTTCTTTGGAATGGAAACACGACTCCAATGCCGAGTTCACCTGCGTACACGTTAAGTAAAAACATTCCTTCGTCTAGTTCACCTGCTACTTATTACGATTTGTCACCTTACATTCGTGAGTTTATCAATCACAATACACTTCAAACGATTACGACAAGTAACGCTGCTACTCCTGCTGCTCAATGGTGTTGGATTGGAATCAAAACATTCAAGAAAACTACAGGTGGATTTGTTCAGTTTGGATCTACAATCACAAGACGTTGTTATGAAGGGTACGGAAATTATACGGACGGAGCAAATCCTAACTTATCTAGAGTTCACTTAACAGAAGGAACTTATAATTACTATTTAGACGGAAGTGGAAACACAGGTCACTTAACTATTGAAAACATTTCAGGAGATTCAATCAAATACACAAACCTAGTTACAGGTGCTAATAATACTTCCTCTTTAGGAACGTTAAATGTACAAGACTATCCAAGAGTGTATTCATCGTATTTAAGTGCAGGAAATCGCGTTGAAATCATCAATGGAGGTAGCACAGTATGGAGTGCAACATTCCAACCTAAGGACGAATGTAAATACACCCCTGTAAGATGTGACTTTGTGAATAAATACGGAGCGTGGCAGACTGAGTGGTTCTTCAAAGCAAGTAACAATTCAATCAACGTTGAAAACACGGAATACAATTTAATGCCACAAACTTATCCAAGTTACAACGTTCAGGAAGGTCAAAGAAAAGTATTTAACACAAACGCAAAAGAACAGATTAAGGTAAACACGGATTGGGTAAACGAAAGTTACTCAGAAGTGATTAAACAACTAATGTTAAGCGAAAGAATCTTACTAGACAAATCACCTGTCAAGATAAACACGAAATCAACTGAGTTATTTAAAAGCATAAACACTCACATGATTAACTACCAACTAGACTTTGAATACGCTTACGACACAATTAACTCAGTAGTGTAATGAATAGAAAAGTACAAGTATACATCGAAGGACAAAGACTTGAATTGTTCAACGATGAGCAGATTCAGGTAACATCAACACAACAGAACGTAGCAGATATTTCAAAGACATACACGGACTTTTCCCAAAGTTTTACTATTCCTGCTTCGCCATATAACAACGCAATCTTACAACACTTTTATCAGAGTGATGTAAATTCGACAATTGATCACAACATTCGCAGAAATGCTTTCATAGAAATTGATCTTACTTTCTTCCGTAGAGGTAAAATACAAATTGATAAAGCACAACTAAAAAACGGAGCAGTAGAAAGCTACTCATTAAGTTTCTATGGAGAAGGAAGAACGCTTTTAGATTACTTTGGTGAGGATTTATTATCTGATTTGGATTATACTTCTTTAAATCATACTTACACAGGAGCAGAGGTCAAAAATAGAATCATTGACGGAACGAATGCTTACAATGTCAAATATCCTTTGATTAGTTCAAAAAGAATTTGGACTTACAATGGAACTACTCCAACAACGATAACTCCGAGTTGGTTAACGATACCTACTAGCAGTTCTAATGATATTCATCATACAAGTGGACATATCCACTACAATGAGTTATTTCCTGCAGTTAGAGTTAAAGAAATATTCAGAGCAATCTGCGATAAATACGACATTTCATTAAACGGAAACTTTCTAAGTGACGATAGATTTTCAAAACTATTTTTGTGGTATAAAAACAAGAATGAAATGCAAGTCGTTTCGGAATCATATTTAGTAGATATGCAGTCTGTAACTCCTGCTTATATTCTATATGACTTAACAGGTGCATTCGATACTACATTAGATACTTTACACATTCAAGAAATTTCAGGTGTTTTAAGTCACTTGATTGAATTCAATGTTACTTCAGCTTCGACAAGTGATGATTATTACATTGACGTTTACCAAAATGGGAACTTATTTAATACGTTGATAGGAAGTGGAACAGGAACTTATACTTGCGACTTCTTCAACCAAACTGCAGGACTTGATGTGACTTATCAATTTAAGTTAAGAGCAGCACACGCAATGACAATAGGAAGCACTATTAAATATTCTGTACAATACATTTCTTCAGGTTCAATTGCAACAGATTACGCAACGTGTTCAAATGCTTCACAAGTCATTCCATTAAACACCGATTTAGCTTCGATGTCACCTGTAATGAAGATAAGTGAATTCTTTAGTGGGATTCTGAAGATTTTCAATATGACTTGCTATGGAATAACGGAGAATAACTTTCAAGTCGAACCATTAGATGATTGGTATTCAGCAGGAGCAATTGTAGACATATCACAATTCACAGACGTAGATACTATTGACGTAGACAGAATGAAACTCTACAAGAAGATAACAATGAAATATCAAAACTCGGAATCATTCTTAAATAAACAATTCAGTCAGCTATTCATGCGTGAGTATGGAGATACAACATATCAATATAACTACGATGGTGACGAGTTTACTTTAGAAGTTCCTTTCGAGAACTTGTTACAGACGAAATTCACAGGTACAAACTTACAGGTAGGTTACTCTTTAAACAATGAGTTTGCTCCGTATGTTCCTAAACCTATTCTACTTTATCAGTACGACAACCAAACTGTAGATTTTCACTTTAACAACGGAAGCTCGACAAGTAACATCACAAACTACACTCCATTCGGACAAGACTTATACACGAACTTAACCAATTACACGTTAAACTTCGCTCCTGATATTTCTACGATTCTGAACGAACCCGTACAACAAACATTATTTGGAACGTATTATTTTAGTTACTTGTACAATCTTTACAACTTAAAGCAAAGATTAATCAGCGTAAAAACGATTCTACCAATTGGACTATTGACAGGACTACGTTTAAACGATAGATTAGTAATCAGAGATAAGCGTTATATCATTAACTCAATGCAATCTAACCTAACAACAGGCGAAGTAAACTTTCAATTGATTTTAGACTTCAGACCAATTGTAAATTCAACACAGAATCCTTATGTAGGAGTTGATGGAGGGGAAATTCAGTTAGCAATTGATTTTGTTAACGACACATTCTCTGCTTACATGAGTTCAACTAATTCAGATGTAACGATTGCACCTGATTACATCGAAGCAAGTCAGTTAGTGACTATAACTTTACCAAGTGGAACAGCAGGAACTGTTTACCCAATAGACATTGAATACACATTGAATTCAGGAATTATAGAAACACGAACCATAAACATCATACAACAATGATAAAGCAAATAATCGCAATGTTAGCCATAGACAATTTCTACGGAATATCTGAAAACATCGACATCGCAAAAGGAAAATACGCTTATACAACATCCTTTCGCAAAATGACACGTCAAGAGAGAAGAAAACACGCACTTAAAAAAGTAAAAAATGGCTGAAAAGAAAGTAATTGAAATTGACGTAAACACGAAAGACGCCGTTAAGGCAATGGATAATTTATCCGATGCAACAAACGATGTCAGCAAGTCATTTCAGGAAGTCTATGGTGACCTACAACCTCTCACCACTCGTATGGGTGAAGCTGAGGATAGATTGTATGAACTAGCGAATGCAGGTAAGACTACAACTCAAGAATACAAGGACTTATTAAAGACCGTTGGAGATTATCGCAAGGTTCAGATTAAGACAGACATGGCAGTTGATGCTGCTGCAACTACACTTGGAGGAAAACTAGGAGGTGCGTTAAGTGGTGCAACATCAGCATTTGCTATTACTCAAGGTGCAATGGGTGCAATGGGTGTAGAATCTGAACAATTAGAAGCTACATTACTTAAAGTACAATCAGCAATTGCCATTTCTGATGGCGTTAAAGGATTCAGAGAAGCGATTCCATCTATCAAGGCATTTGGTGCTGCAATGAAAACTGCTATCGGTTCTACAGGTATTGGATTACTTGTTATTGCTTTAGGAACTTTAGCAGCATATTGGGACGATATTAAATCAGCAGTGAGTGGAGTATCAGATGAACAAGAAAAACTCAACTCAAAAACGGATGCAAACTTAGTAGCACAAGAAGCAAAGTTAGAAGCAATTGATGGACAAGATAACATCTTAAAACTTCAAGGTAAAACTGAAAAGCAAATCCTAGAATTAAAGTTAAAACAAATTGACGCAGTTATTGCAGCAACGGAAGCAACAATAGTTCAACAAGAAGAAACTAAGAAAGCACAGGTAGCAGCGGCAAAACGAAACAGAGATATCCTTGAAGGTATCATTACATTCTTAACTGCACCTTTACAACTTTTATTAGGTACAATTGATAGTATTGGTTCTGCATTAGGTAAGGATTTTGGATTACGCAAAGGATTAAACAGAGGTATTGCAAGTTTAGTGTTTGACCCGAACGCAGTAAAAGAGGAAGCAGATAAAACTATCGATGAAACCAAAAAGAAATTAGCTGAACTTAAAAACCAAAGAGCAGGATTCCAATTATCCATAAAACAAATTGACAAGGACGCTGCCGATAAAGCAGCAGAAGCATTAGCCGATAGAAATAAAAAAGTCAAGAAAGAAACGGAGAAAGAATTTGAAAGCTACGAAAAATTAGAGTATAAAAAAGCATCTTTACTCAAACATTCAGAACTTACTTTACAAGGTTCCATTAACATTGAAGCTAAAATGCGAAGTGATGCAGCGGCTTACGAACTACAACAACTTCAAGTTAAAGCATTAAGAGCATCGCAAATAGAAGAAAAAGCACAATCTGAAAAAGTTAAATTAACCAAAGCAGGATTTGATACAATTGCACAAATCACAGAACTATTCGGAAAGCGAAGTGAAAAGGCAGCAAAGGCAGCGTTTAAGATTCAGAAAGCTGCAAACATTGCGAGTGCATTAGTAACAACTTACCAAAGTGCAACTGCAGCGTATGCATCACAATTCACACCATTACCCGACCCAAGTTCGCCTGTACGTGGAGCAATCGCAGCAGGTATTGCAGTAGCATCAGGATTAGCTAACGTAGCAAAAATCGGACAACAGAAGTTTGAAGGCGGTGGTTCTACAGGTGGAGGTGGAGGAGCATCTGTTCCCAATGGAGGAGCAATTCCACAAGCACCATCATTCAATGTAGTAGGTAACTCGGGAATCAATCAGTTAGCACAACTTCAACAGCAACCTACGAAGGCTTATGTGGTTTCAGGTGACATGACAACTGCTCAGGCGTTAGATCGCAACAGAATCGAAAATGCAACATTAGTGCAATAATTAAGTTTATAAAATATGAAAATAGTTGAATTAGTAATTGACGAAAAGGATTCATTGAGTGGAATTGACGCAGTTTCAGTCGTTCATTCTCCTGCAATCGAGGAGAACTTCATTCACTTATCAAAACACGAAGTAGAGTTAAAAGAAGTAGACACGGAGAAGCGCATCTTAATGGGAGCAGCATTAGTTCCTGATAAGCAAATCTACCGAGTAAACGAAAAAACGAAAGAAGAATACTACATCTACTTTTCTGCTGATACAGTACGTAAAGCATCAGAGTTATTCTTAATGAACTCAAACCAAAATAACGCTACCTACGAACACGACAAAAAACTGAAAGGAATGTCAGTTGTAGAATCTTGGATCATAGAGGACGAGAAACACGATAAATCAGCTAAATACGGATTCAGTTTGCCAAAAGGAACTTGGATGATTTCCATGAAGGTAAATAACGATGAAGTATGGAAAGACGTAAAAGAAGGCAAGGTAAAAGGATTCTCCTACTGGTAATGG